CAACCACCGCTTTCAACCGCTCCCATCTCATCTCTGCCTTGTATCACGAGTATCAGTTTCTGTGTCATGACGACTTCGATCCCGACGTTGATCCTACTCCTGACGAATATCTTCAGATGCTGCAACAGCTGACAGATGCTGAGCTTATCGATGAGTCATCTTCTGATGATCTCGACGAGTATATTTCCCATTGGCTTTGAGTTAGTTACACTTTCCCATCAACATCTGATGGGTTTCTGTAGCTTACAGGCTACACTCATTCAACCTTAAACACTTCACAACATGCTTATCACTCGCACCTCTGACGCAATTGATTATATCGTCACTGACATCTTCCTTGGACGTGTTAACGTCAAGTTTGCAAATGGGCATTGGTATCGTTACACTAACGTGAGCCGTCGTGCTATTCTCAACCTTGAGCTTAATCCTAACATGTCTCTTGGTTTTTGGGTGAACGATAACATCATCAACAATCCACGAGTTAAGCAAGCATTCGGCGTTAATCTCGCTATTGCCTGAGCGACTCGCTGAGCTCGTCTGATAGTTACACTAAGCCACTTCGGTGGTTTTCTGTAGCTCTCACAAGCTACGTTCATTAACACTTAACACATTCACATCATGTTCTTTCAAGCTGACAACCTGCAATCTTCCGCTATCCGTAGCCTGAAGCTCAATCCTGCTACTAGCCAAGCACTTGTAGAGTATGTCTCCAGTGCTAAATCGTTCCTGTATGAGAACGTTAACGCTGAAGCAATTACTGACTTCTTCTTCGGAGAGTTTGAGTCTGCTGGTAAGTTTGTCAATGCATATTGCAAGGGCAATCAGTACACCGTCGTCGGCTGACGATTATACTAAAGCCTTCGGGCTTTTCTATAGTCCTCAGAGGCTATGTGTTCTTCACTTTTTCCACTGATGCTTTTCTACACCCACGATCTCACCGATGCTCTCAAAGAGCGTTTCGATGATATGGACGAGATCCGCGATGTTGCACACCACGGTTGTAGTGGTGGTGTGTCTGGTTTCATCTATCACCAAGAATGTTCAGAGTTCTTTGATACTCACGAAGACAGTGTTGAGGATGTTTGCTATGACATTCTCGGCAATGATTGGATTGCTACGTTAACCAAATACAACAACATTACGTCTATTCTTGAACTCAAAACCCATGCAGTTTGGTTTGTCGTTGAGGCTTACTGCCAGAAAGTTATGCAAGACATGGAGCAAACCGTCGCTGCCTAACTAACACAAACCAACACATTCACACATCACAAGGACGCACTGATGATTAGCAACACCTGCTACGAACTCATTAACACTGCACACGATCTTATCAAGTATTGGAAACGTATCTTAGCTAATCCTGAGGTAGTGTTGTCTACTATAGATCCATGGCACGAGTATCGTGAGAATCATGTAGACTACTACAGGTATCTTGCGTGGGCTGAGTCTTATGATCAAACTGAGGAGAATTACTGATGACTTACCACGTCTATATGTTGTCTTGGGATGACGTAGGTGGCAAACGCCTAGTGTCTGTTGCCAAGACTCAACAACACGCTGACGATCTTGTGGATGAGTATAGTGAACTGTATCCACACGCTTATTTTGATTACGAAACCTTTAATGATTAGTCAAGAGAATCGAGAGTTTGTTAACTTCTTGTTTGACAAGCTTGTGTCTACTGTTGACACTGATATGATAGACTTGCATGATGATGATTCATGCTGCGATCATCTTCACTTTGAACAACTAACTCTCCTTAATGACTGAAACTAACATCATCCTGGCTATCATCGGCTGTGTTGGCTTGTTGTCTACACTTGCTGTGTACTCACGAGCTAACACTGCTGTCATTAAATACGAACGCAAACTGATTAAGAATGACTGAAACACGCGAATGGTTGCTACTTAACGCTGTCGAATGTTGGCTTCATCACTACTCTAACGTCGGTAAATTCACCGATGATTACATCAAACTTCGTGATGAGTTGCGTCAGGCTGTCAAAGAAACTGACACATTCACAGATAACAAGGACGCACCCGAAACCACACCTAAACCAACACCACGCAAACGTACACCTAAGGCATCCTAATGGCACAACCACGTCTATACGAGGTGACCCTACGTTCAGGCACTATACACCTGTTAGCGCCCGACTCTGAGTCTGCTGCGTGGGCAGCGTTAGAGTTGTCCAACGAACAAGACGATGAACTAATCAATGTGAGGCAAGCTGATGAGTGGTAAGTATTATCCTAACAACTGGCAAGAATACAAAGATGCTCCTGATGAGATGTTTGAGCGTCATACATTTGAAGAGATTATGTCTTGGAAGGTAGCAGGTTGGGAGCTGCCTGGTTCTGTGTGTTGTATCATCCGTGCTAACACCAAATCTGGTAAGGTTAAAGAGTTTGTCTATCAGAAGCGTCACGCTGCTGAAGCTAAAGTAAAAGATCTTATGGCTGAGGGTGCAGAGTTCACTGTTTGTACTGACGAAGCTATTCATTTTGTAACTGCTGGAGAAACTAATGTCATTGATTACGATTGAACAGTTTAACGAGCTCCAAGAAGATTATCCTGAGTTGGCGCAATGTATTTACATGCCTACAGAACCAGCGATAGGTTGGGATGACTTTGAGCTGGACTGGAAAACACATTCATAACGGAGGATTTTATTGGCAACACCAGCGGAGATTGAAGAGCAGGTTAAACTAGAACGTGAAGCTATTGCACAGGGGCTAGAACGGCTTCACAAGAACACACGAGATCTTGAAGCTAAAGAGTACGCATCTGCTAGTGTGTACGGTAACGCTTCAATTGATACTATTCTTCCGCTACTTGTCAAGTACATTGAAGATACTACACACGCTAGATTAACACGTGGTACTGGTCATCAATTTCAATTAATCAAGCAGTATGTATCACAACTAGAAATATTAGCATCTGCTACCATTGCACTCAAGATTACCTTTGATAAAGTATTCTCATACAAAGACAAAAGTAATCAACTTGTCAACGTGTGTGATGCCATTGGTCACGCTGTTGAAGATGAGTGCCACATGCGTCACTATGAGACACACGCTCCTGGACTGTTAGAGACACTCAAGAAGAACTATTGGCACAAGTCGATTGGCACCCAACAAAAGATGGTTGTCATTCGTACCTTGATGAACCGCTACGATGTAAAGAAGTGGGACACCTGGGGACGTGCTAACCGTGTTAAACTAGGTGGCTGGTTACTTGATTGCATCATGCAATGTAGCGGCTGGTTTGCCAAGGAGAACAAGCGAGAGGGTCGTAAGACAGTCCAGTACGTTGTACCTACGCCAGAGTTCATGGCTATCAAAGACCAAGTAATGCGTGATGCTGAACTATTCAGTCCGCTTGCATGGCCGATGTTGATTGAGCCTAATGACTGGACAAATGACCGAGCTGGTGGTTACCTATTGAACGAGGTAATTCGTGGTCATGAGCTAGTGCGTCGTGGACATGGCGGCCGTATACAGGGGGAGAAACCTCTTGAATTTATCAATAAAATTCAGAAGGTAGCCTACTGTCTAAATCCCTTTATTGTAGAGATAGCGGAGCAGTTAGAAGAAAGAGGAAGACAAGTTGGAAAGTTCCTCCCGATAACTGACTACGATCTACCACCTAAACCAGTAGATATTGCAGAGAATGCAGAAGCTAGAAAGTCTTATAGAAGACAAGTAGCAGAGGTAATGAACCTCAAATCTCAAGAGTTTAGGAAGTCATGTAGAACTCGCATGACTATGGAAGCAGTAAAGAGGTTTAAAGGTAGGAGTAAGTTCTACATTCCGTGGTCTTTTGATTACAGAGGTAGAGCTTACCCGATCCCTGCTTTCCTTACACCACAAGATACCGACTTTGGAAAAAGTTTGTTGAGAAGTGCTGAGGAATCTTTCATGACTCCTGAAGCTGAAGATTGGTTAGCCTTTCAGGTAGCTACTACTTGGGGTCTTGATAAAGCTCCTATGCAGGAGAGATTGCAATGGGTAAAAGACAATACCACATTCATAGAGCGTATTGTTTTAGATCCTATTGGGTGTCTTCCTGATTGGGAGTCTGCTGATGAGCCTTGGCAATTCCTTGCAGCTTGTGAAGAATACTACCGTTGTGTAGTAACTTGTGATCGTAGTTTCACTGGATTGTTTGTAGCAACTGATGCTACGTGTTCAGGGTTACAGATCCTTGCAGGATTAGCTCGTGATAAGTCTACAGCACGTCTTGTAAACGTCCTGCCTGGTACTAAACCACAAGATGCTTATCAGGTCGTCTCTGACACTGCCAGCCCACACTGTCCTGAGTCCATCCAACCTTACATGGACAGAAAGGTGGTCAAACGTGTAGTCATGACCGTGCCTTACAATGCTAAACCTTACTCTAATCGTGGGTACATCAAGGATGCACTGAAGGAGAAAGGTGTAGAGATTGAGAAGGATGACTTGACTGCTACTGTTAAGGCAGTTAGAGATGCTATGCATGTTGTCGTCCCTGGTCCTATGGCTGTCATGGCTTGGATTGAGGATGAGGTAGCCAAGGCTATTGACAGAGGTGAAACTGAGTTAACATGGACAACACCATCTGGGTTTGTCGTTACTCAGAAGCTGATGAAGAAACAGACTGTTACCATCAAGCTTCAGTTACTGGGTCGTTGTGAGTTAGATGTGGCTGTTGATGATACCGAGAAGGTTGACAAGCAACACCACAAGAACGCAACAGCTCCTAACTTAATTCACAGTCTAGATGCTAGTCTTCTCCACCTGGCTGCTTTAAACTTTGATGCACCTATTGCTCTCATTCACGATTCTGTGCTTTGTCGTGCAACGGACATGTCTACATTGTCTGCTATTGTACGAGAAACCTACATGCACCTATTCGCAGAGCATGATTACCTTAGAGACTTTGCCCAACAGATAGGGGCAGAGACTGAACCACCGATCATCGGAGATCTGGAACCAGAGTCCGTGATTGAATCCACTTACTTCTTTTGTTAATGACCCGCACCATCCACAAAACTGAACAGCCTGTTGTCCTTGAAGGTTACCAAGCTGTACTGAAGCCAAGCAAGTTTGGCTATTCGTTGTCTGCTCTTGTCGATTCCGATCTTGTTGAGAAGCTCGAAGAAGATCGCGTTGAGTCCCTGAAGTGGGCTGAGACTAAGCTCAAGAACCCTAAGCGTTCTACCCTCAAGCCTGAGCCTTGGGAAGAGGTGTCTGACGGTAAGTACAAGATCAAGTTCTCTTGGAATGAAGAGAGCAAGCCCCCTGTGGTTGACACTGAGGGTACTCACATCACTGATGAGAACATTCCTATGTACTCTGGTAGTCGTGTGAAGCTTGCCTTCTACCAGAAGCCCTACATCCTGCGTGATGGTATTACCTACGGTACCAGCTTGAAGCTTGTTGGTGTCCAGCTTGTCGCCTTGAATGGTGCTGCTGCTGTTGACACTGGTGATATGGCTGCTGAAGATGTGGCTGCACTGTTTGGTACTACTGCTGGTTTCAAAGCCTCTGAACCAAACATTACCACCACCACTGAGGTGAGTGAGGAAGACGACTTCTGATGTATCGTTCAGGCTTAGAAGAGAAGGTCGCTGATCTTCTCTCTAGCTTGAAAGTTAGTTTTGAATATGAGTCACGCAAACTTGCCTACGTTCTACAATGCAACTACACCCCCGACTTTCTTTTACCGAATGGTGTCTTTCTAGAAGTGAAGGGACGCCTGACAAGCGAAGATCGAAGGAAGATGATTGCAGTGAAGAAGAGCAATCCCGACTTAGATATTCGGTTCGTCTTTCAAGCACCATTTAATAAGATCTACAAAGGATCCAAAACCACCTATGCCAAGTGGGCTGAGAAACACGGCTTCCCTTGGTCATCCTATCAATCCATCCCAATTGAATGGCTCACCTAAAATACGGCACAGTTGAATACTACGCAGATATGTTTGGCGATACACTCGCTGACGTAGATGGCGAAGAGGTTGCTACTGTTGACAACATCTTGGCTGGCTTCTATCTCGCACTAGACGACTGGTTTGACTATCACAAGAAACAAGCAGATGCATATGGAGAACTCCGAGTCCGAGTTCGTGAGGCACTTGCCGTGTGATACGTGCGGCTCATCGGATGCAAACTCTTTGTATTCCGATGGGCACACTTTTTGCTTTTCGTGCAATTCGTACGATCACATCGAACCAAATGTCCACATTCATCAAATGTCTGCCCCAATTCAGATGCGTGGCTCAGCTGAACGGCTGCAGAAACGACGTATCTCAGAGAAAGTTTGCCAGAAGTACAGGATCCACAAGGACGGAGATGTACTTCGCTTCTATTACTTCAGTGAGTCTGGAGTCTTAGAAGGATGCAAAGTAAAGACCAAAGACAAGATATTCACCTATGAAGGAACAGTTCCTGGCACCCTCTTTGGACAACATTTGTTTCCCGCCACTGGAAAACGAGTCGTTATCACTGAAGGAGAACTCGATGCAGCTTCATGTCAAGAAGCTATGCCGGGGTGGCCGATGGTATCTCTACCTAGCGGTGCCGCAGCGGCAAAGAAGTCGGTTCAACGGGCTATCCCCTGGCTCCAGGGTTATGAGGAGATTGTCCTGTTCTTCGACAATGACGACGCAGGC